TCTTCTGTTTCCTGCTTAGCAGACAGTTCGCGGTTAACTTCTTCCAGGATATCTTTTTCCGGTGTATGTCGTGCAGCAGTGAGAGTTTCCTTGCTGGGGTTCTCGTGATCAGTCTCCGTTAAGTAGGCGTTGATATACCCCTGAAGGCGTCCCGGGTAGTGATAAAACTCAGGGTGAGCGCTCCGGATAAGTGCAAAAATAGCGGCGCGGGAATAGTCCAGAATACCCGGGGTTGCGCGAAGTGCTGCGGACCATTCTTTGAACGGACTTTCTCTTTTCAGGACGATTTCTTTTGCGCGACGATAAACGCTGCCCGGAATTTCATAAATATTAAAATCCATCGGAAGTGTGGCTGCTGCAATCTCCACATCCAGCGTATCGAAGGTGTGTACTAAATTCGGATTGCGATCGGTTTTGTTCCCGCCACCGGCATTTGCACCGGAAGCCGTACGGGTGATACGCGAAACACGATTTCCTTTCATCCACTCTTTTGTCAGCAGACCCCGATCAGTGTAGTCAGCGTCCAGGTATGCCTCGAAAAAAGCAGTTATCAGTCCCAGGTCTGAATTACCGGGATTAGGGAAAACTTTGTCAGTGTCGCGTACCAGTTTGTGAAGGTCGCGAATCTCCAGCGGGTCGAGCAGCTTTGTTTTGTGAGAAATGGCCAGGGCAGTAACAGCCGGCAGTTCTTCCGCCCGTGCTATATGTAATGCCTGAAGTTCTTCCCGTGCAACGTGCGTTACTGGTTTTTCGCTGCCGTGTTGCGCAAGCCAGCGAATGGGCAGCTCCTGACCAGAAACCGGCAGGAGCATATTCTCCTCAATCTCCGTCATGTCTTCGCCGTTGACGTTGGTATTGTCAGTACTGGCTGGTTTCTCCTGCACGGAGGGAGAGGGCGCGATAAATACCATTGTAATGCCATCTTCCCCGCCTTTTTCGTATCGGTTGCAGAATTCGGTATCAAACACGCCTTCAGGTGGAAGGTCATTCACAACGGGTAAATGGACGCGAACGGGTTTTTTAAAGTCGTCTTCATCATAATCGTTGTCATCCATTGCGGTAATGCAGCGGGAGATGGCAACAGATAATTTTTTGCTGTAGTCCAGTAAAAACCACCTTTAATTCCCAGACGTTTTCTGACTTTGTCATTTTTTGCTTCGCAATATAGCGCAAATTCTTCTTTATCAGTGCTCATTGATAAACCTCATTACAGATTTAAGGGTGAACAAATCCCTGCCATTGCTGGCATTTTTAATCCGTTGGTATGGTGTTAATATGGCTGGAGGGTTATCCAGCCGGTGTTTCGTTATTCAGGTACAGCGATTACTTTTTTTACCGGGAGGCATTCACCAGAAATTTTTTGCTCGTCTCTTGCCTGGAGGCAGGATTCTTTACTGGCATAAATTCCGGTAATCACATTCTGTGATTCACCCGTTATAAGAAAAACCGTCATCATCAGTGCAAATGCTGAAGTCATTGACGTTCTCCGAAAATACCAAGTTCAAGAAGAGCAATTCGGGAAAGTATGGAATTATCATTGAGCAGATAAGGCTCATATTTCCTCATGTTAATGGCATCTTCAGTAAACTCCCGGTTACTGAGCAGAACACCAATATCAAAACAACCTTCAGACGTATTAACGTTTGGTAATAACGTTTCCATTATCGCGTCCTCAACAATGAATTTTGTGATGCAGTGCCTGGTGCCTCCAGGTGACGTTAACCAGTTAACAATTAACGCCGGATACAGAGAATCCACCCATAACACTGTTTTTGGTTTTAACTGTTCCGCGTGCGCTTAGCCGCATTCACCGCATCACAAAATTCACTTTAAAAAGGGCGGCAGAGCAGCCACGGAGTAAAACTGATACCGCCAAACGTCACCAGAAAATTGATAACAGAGGGCGTTGCAGCGGGGTTGTCACTTAAGCGTATGGTCAACCTGACAACCCGGTGTCCTCAATGGGGAAGGAATAACCCCGCCATACTTACCGCCGCGCCATTTCGCGGAGTGCCACAACCGGAAGCGCACGTTCGAAGAAATCTAACGACAAGCCTTCTAAGGGAAGAGCTTCGCCGTACGCTTTCGCGTTATGCACTGACTTTTCAGGGAAATATCCTTTCAGTAAACTGTCAGTACCGGATTCTTATCCGTGTCCGGCGCACGACCACACGTGACAGCGTGTTGGTCTCCATTTTTAACCCAGAACCTCAATGGAGGATAAAATGCCAAACAAAAAAGAAATCCGCTTATTGAAAAACAGATTGAATGCCTGGTAAATCAACTCAGGCAATCAGGGTTATTAAAAACTCATTCAGAGTTGAGGCTCACAGAATCAGCATTCGACGATAAATTAAATAATGTCCTTTATAATGGCATTATTGATTTTAATCGTTCTGTTGGTCGCCGCGGCCCTGCTGGTGTTTCCTTATAATTACCAGTCAATCCAGAGTGGACCGTGTTCAGCGTAAATATAACTGTACACATCCAGATTATATTTGTGGTCTGTTAAGAACAGGCCGCAAATACATGCCGAAGCTTCCAGTGCAGCGGCTCTGTTACTGAATAACCATGTAGCAACATTCCAGCGTTTTTCTGCATCCCAGTCTTTCTCAAGGCCTGATACCATGAAGAAACCGTTAGTGTTGCCATCAAATAATTCTGTTTCCAAATTTTTAAGCAATGCCTGATGGACTCTTGCCAGGTATTCCGCCGGAATTTCGCCACGAATTCTGATGAGATTGTCATAAACAAACATGTTCCCCGCATATGGCGATTTTTCTTTCTTGTTTTTTAAACCAGCATCATGAGCAAACTGATCAATTTCTTCTTCCGTTGGTTTCGTATTGATGTTTTGCGCTGTCGTTTCTGCAATTTTATTTGCCACACTCTCTGAGTCGTGTTTATTTATAGACGCACAGAAATACAATCCGGTAAACGCATCGCGCACATTACGAGCCATATTATCAGTGTCTTTTTTCGTTACCGATTCCAATTCAAGTTCGTTCAGACGATGACGAAGTGTGTGTGCTGCAATCTCCTGGATTGAAGGAGGTAAATCTTTAAATTCCATCGTCAACCTCATCAGTCAGTGTTTCTGGCTAACCAGCGACGCGCGCCAGCTTCAGTTTTAAACGTTTTGCTTCTGGTATACGTCATCGCGGTAAACGTGCCGTCCTGATTGGGAAACACGCCACATACCAGAGATTCGTTGTTGCCAAGATCGATAGTATCCATGCTGACCTCATTTCCCCTTAACGCCGGGGTAGCGGAACTGTTTGCTGAGAACACCGTGCGGTGTCTTGATGGAGGTAATTTAGTTTTCTCATTATTTTTCGTCAAGGCTTTTTGATGAGAAAACTCAAGTATTGGCGCAAGATAAAGCCAATGCATTGAAATGTAAGGCTTTAAAATTTTGTGAAGGGATGATTATTGATGCTTGTTGCGTTTGCGAGCCTCTAATAGCTCGGTGAACAGGCGATTAAAATTCTCAACGCGGGCGCGGAGTTCGCTGAGTTGTGCTTGTTGCTCTGATTTAGGAAGTGCGCGATACAAACGCAACATCTCTAACTCATCTTCCGATAAGTCTAAGGCACTATCGAGTGAAACAGGGGGAGTTGGTGTTTTGTCCTCGTCGCCAAACAGTATCCAGGTTGGTGAACATTGCAATACCTCGGCGAGGCGATGCAAATTTTGCCCGCGCGGGGCTGTATGGTCACTTTCCCATAATGAAATTGATGAGCCAGATACGCCAGCAGCTTTGCTTAAACCGTTTTGACTTAAGCCTACCTGCTTACGTCTTTCTCTAATGCGTTGACCTAAAGTTTTCTCGTTCATATTTAGATATCTTAATAACCCTTGACTTGAGATTCCTTGAGTGATTAGCATTGAGAAAACTCAATATTGGAGGTGCGATGTTTAAATCAGACGTAATTAATTTTTACGGTACGAAAGCCAAAGTAGCGAAAGCTGCTGGCGTTGACCCATCTGCTGTTTCTCAATGGCAAGAGCTGGTTCCTGAAGGTCGCGCGATGCGTCTACAGGAGGCATCTGGCGGGGGGCTTCAGTATGATCCCAAAGTTTATGACGAATATCGTAAGACGAAGCGGGCGGGGCGGTTGAACAATGAAAATCACTCCTGAACAGGCTCGTGAGGCTCTGGATGCCTGGATATGTCGACCAGGAATGACACAGGAGCAGGCGACGATATTAATCACTGAAGCATTCTGGGCTTTGAAAGAGCGCCCGAACATCGATGTTCAGCGTGTCACAGATGAAGGTGGCGCGGTTGATCAGCGAGCGCTTGGCGTTAATCGAGTGAAGATATTCGAACGCTGGAAGGCTATCGATACTAGGGATAAGCGTGAAAAGTTCACGGCGCTAGTGCCTGCAATTATGGAGGCTATCCGGATTAATGATTTCAGGTTGTATCGTGAAATTAGTGACGGAAAAAGCATCACGTACATGATCGCCGGGTTAAACAAAGAATATGGCGATGTGGTGGAGTCCGGGCTGCTTTTTGCGGATCCATCTGTTGTGGAACGTGAGACTGGCGAGCTTATAGAAAAAGCTATTGCTTTCAAGCATGCGTATCGTCAGCAGTATCAATATTACTTTGCAGATAAACAAATATCTGCCAGGGGTTCGTATGAGTATCGATGCACTACGATGGGCTAAAAAGGTGAAAACCGGCAGTTCATCCAGTAAGTCTGTATTGACCTGGCTTGCTGATATGTGCGGTGCCGATTTGTGTGCATACCCGTCTGTATCTGCACTGGCAGAAGTAACGGAACTGAACAAAAAGACTGTGCAGGACAGCTTACGACACCTGATGGAGATTGGGTTAATTGTTGATACCGGTGAGAGAAAAGGCAGAACAAAGCAAATTGTGGTGTACCGACTTATCGGTGTAGAAGAAAGTGTTGCCGAGCCTGAATACACCCAAAAACGGGTGTCTTTAAAGGTGGGTAAAATTGGTGCTGTTAATAAAAACAGTACCGAAAACGGTTATGTTTCAGCACAAAAGAGCCCCAAAAACGGAACTCTTTGTTGCATGGAAAATAACCAAAGACACCCAAATTTTCCATCAAAGACACCCAAAAACGGATCACGGAACCCAAAGGAACCCAAAGATCTAAACCCCACACATAACGCACGCGAGAGTGCTCCGATCAGTGAGCAGGAAGTTTTGTCGTTACAGGCAGCCCCCATGTATTCCTGGATGGCCTGAGCGAACCCATCGGAAAATTTCCGATGACCGATAGCTGGTATCCGTCACGGGATTTTCGACGACGGGCTGCGTTGTGGGGGATGGCTTTGCCGGAGACAGAATTTACACCTGCTGAACTTACCGCATTCCGGGACTACTGGGCAGCGGAGGGGAAAGTGTTTACGCAGATTCAGTGGGAGCAGAAATTCGCCCGTCACGTAAATCACGTCAGGGCGCAGGTTAAACCAGTCAGCAAGGGGGTAAACCATGCAGCAGCACCAGGTGGCACCGCATCACGGGCAGTTCAGGAAATTCGGGCAGCACGTGAGCAGTGGGAACGTGAAAACGGATTTATCAGCGACGGAAACGGCCTGGAAGCTGTGGGAACTCATGGGGGAGGTTTATTCGAACCGCTGGACCCAGAAGAACGGGGCCGCACCTTCGAAGCTCTGGATTGCACAGATTGGCGCGATGACTGAGCAGCAAATCCGGCAGGTCTGCCGCCAGTGCATGGACCGCTGCCGGGCGGGTGAAACATGGCCTCCGGACCTGGCTGAGTTTGTGGCGCTGATTTCGGAAAGCGGGGCCAATCCATTTGGCCTGACGGTGGATGCTGTGATGGAGGAGTATCGCCGCTGGCGTAATGAGTCCTGGCGATATAACGGAAGCGACAAATATCCGTGGCCTCAGCCTGTGCTGTATCACATTTGCCTCGAGATGCGTTCAAAGGGGATTGAACGCCAGATGACCGAAGGGGAATTAAAACGGCTTGCAGAACGGCAGCTGACGAAATGGGCAAAGCATGTTAGTAACGGCCTGAGCGTTCCGCCAGTACGGCGACAACTGGCGGCACCAAAACGCCCGTTGGGACCAACGCCAATTGAGTTGCTGAAACAGGAGTATGAACGCCGGAAAGCGGCTGGTTTTGTCTGATTTGAGAAGTAATTTTTATCCGGAGGAAATTTTAATGGGAACCGTATTGCATGCACTGAAAGCGATGGGTAAAGCCAATTCTGTTGAACTGGCGGCGCGGCTTGATATCAGCCGTGAAGAAGTTCTCAACGAACTGTGGGAACTCAAAAAAAATGGCGTTGTTGATAAAACGGGTCACACCTGGTTTCTGGCTGTCGAAGGCGAATCCGGGGTAACCGAAGGGCAGGCACTACAACCTGAAGCGCCGGATGTGGTAACCGAAGAGGTCGCTCCAAAAGTTAGCGCTGACATGATGATTGAGTTTATCGCTCAGGAGGGGGCTAAAACCTGTGAAGAAATAGCGGGTAAGTTCGGTGTCAGTACTCGCAAGGTTGCTTCCACGCTGGCGGTGGTAACCGCAACGGGGCGGCTGGCACGCGTTAATCAGAACGGTAGATTTCGTTACTGCATGCCGGGCGATAATTTACCAGCAGAGCCGAAAGCCGCGCTGGTAACGGAAAATGATGGTAAGGCCTTTCCTCAGCCAGCAGGTGCTGCGTTACCAGTCCGGGAAGCCGCAACACAGGAAGAAATTAAAACAGAAACTGTGGCGGACATTGTGCAGCCGTTGCCATCGTTTACCGAAACGCAAGCAGATGAGCTGATTTTTCCGTCCCTTCGCAGGGCAAACCTGGCGCTGCGCAGGGCGAAAAGTGATGTTCAGAAGTGGGAGCGAGTCTGCGCCGCGCTGCGGGAGCTGAACAAGCACCGGGATATTGTTCGACAGATTACTGATTCTTCCCGCCGTGTTGTATCGGAAAAGTGATTGCCGGAGGCGCTTATGGCAAAAGTATTTACACCAGAAGAGCGGGAAGAAGTGAAGGCGCGCATTGTGGAATTCGTGCGCCTGAGCGGACGAGAAACTTTTCGACAACTGGCAGATAAAACGGGTGTCAGTAAGACCGCTATTCGTTGTTTATCTGGTGCGCTTGCGGCCAGTGGTGATGTCTGGCTCTCTGGTTGCGGGGTATTTCTATCAGAGCAGGCGTATCGCGTATGGCGCAAGACACCGGAGAAGGCTGCTGACCCGACACTGATTCGAAAGTTACCTGACGGAGAAATACGTCGTTACAACAGACGGCAGAACATAATTTGTCGTGAGTGCCGCCAGAGCGAAGTTATGCAGCGTGTGCTGGCGTTCTATCGGGGTAATTTTCAGGAGGTGATGGAGTGAGGGTGAGAGTTTATATTGCCGGTCCAATGACGGGATATGAAAATTTCAACCGTGAGGCGTTTCACAAGGCGGAAGAGGAACTGAAACGGGAAGGGCATACCGTCTTAACTCCGGCAGTACTTCCGGACGGGCTGACACAGCCGCACTACATGGATATTTGCATGGCAATGATTCGTTGTGTGGATGCGATTTACATGCTGAATGGCTGGCAGCGGTCAGCGGGCGCTAAGGCAGAGCTGGCACTGGCGGAGAAACTGGGGCATGCGGTGATTTATCAGGAGGTGGCTCGATGAGAGAGGTTAACTATGAGGCGCTTCGTGAGGCAGCACAAAACTATCAGTCGACGCTGGCGTGGTATCAGGCTACCCCGGACAGCCCAAATGCTGAACGGGATTGTGATGCGGCTCTTGCTGCGTTTAAGCGTCATATCCGTCATCGGGAAGCGGATATTATCGCTGGTAGCTGGTTTGCTGGATGCGCGGGAAGTTCAATTACCGACTCGCTACGACCTTCGATATGGACACCCGATAAATGCAGATGAGCGACATGTCATGATACCTAAAGAAAATGGCAGTTGGCTTTACCTGATTGACCTAGAACACGCATTACGCGTCGCTGGCATTCGCATCAAAGGAGAGGAGCATGGAAATAAAACCAGAGGATGAGTTAAGCAATATCGTTTTATTTCCGGTAAAAGAGGATGACCCTCGTAATCAGGTTAATTTTCTTTATGAGCCATCGGAAAGACCATATTGTCATCACGCCTCTGTTCGGGTTGACGAAAAAGAGCGCCAGGTCCGCTGTAAAATCTGCGGTGCGGTTGTGGAGCCGTTTGACTGGATGCTCTCTGTGGCGAAAAGAGAAACCAGACTGGCAGATGATGTAAGGCTATTGCGCCAGGAGGAACAGGAAAGGCGGAAAAATATAGAAAAGTTAATTCAGATTGAACGTAACGCGAAAGCGCGGATACGCAGGGCGACAAAATCCAGAACTGAATAAATAAATTTAGCGCTGTAAATAAAATCTAATCCTGAACTGGAGGTATATTTATGTTAAATACACAGAAAGCCATTAATGCGGAAAAATATAACGAGTGGGCAAGAAAATTCTCTGAGCAGATTTTTAAAATTACTGGCGATGAGAATGCGGCAAAAAATGAATTAGAACCGTGGACACCTGAAGGAAACGCACCAAATTATTGCTGGTGGGAGGTTGATCCGGTTGATGTTGCAAATGAAGCCATGAGTTACCACAACGATTAATGTCAGGAGGCCGCCCGAAAGGGCGGTAGTTAAATGCGAAAGTTTAAAATAATTATTGAAACGGGAATAGCCGGTGGAGATTTCGAGGATGAATTCGAAGTGGATGATGATGCGACGCCTGATGAAATACATGACGAAGCAAAAGATATTTTCTTTAACTACTGCAATTATTCATATCACGAAATAAAAGACGAAGAGGAAGAACAAAATGGCTGATTTTGGTTCAACTAAATACAGCGTCAGTTTTGAAGAATGGCATGAACTGTTAATGGAATATGCAGAGTTACGTGGTGGCAGTGCTGCTGATGCTGAAGCATGGCGTGATGATTATGAAGCAGGAAAAAATCCGGTCGAAGCATATTGTGATGAGTGGGGCGATGAATGAGCGAGATTGACTATCAGGCGCTGCGTGAAGCAGCAGAGAAAGCAACTAAAGGATGCTACATCGTAGGGCATACATCGGGCAATCAGCATGGGAATATAACAGGAGTTTTTGTTTGTCAAAAATGGAAAGGAGAGCCCGGTGGCGTAATTGCAGAATGTCATGTTAACTGCCTGGTTGAAACAGATGCTCAGGCTTACGCAAACGCTGAATTTATTGCTGCCTTTAATCCAAATGTTGCGCTGGCACTACTGGATGAACGGGAAAGAAACCAGCAATACATCAAATCACGCGACCAGGAGAACGAGGAGATTGCGCTTACGGAAGGGAAGCTGCTAATCGAAAACGGCCGGCTTGTTGCCGATACGCTACGCCACTTAGCTGATAACGAAATCGACTCTGATTATTTTGCTATCACCTCAACGAATGAGAACGGTACTGAAATTGATCATGAGATGGCTATTACCGATTACGCACTGCAAGCTGCCGGAACTGTAGACGAATTGGTTGCGGCGTTGGAATCCGCAGAGAAGCGCATTGCAGAACTGGAAGCACGGGAAATATCGCTCCCAGAACGTAGCAGCATGCTTCATCGAACAGATTTTCACGATGATTACCAAACGGTAATGGCATACAAAGTTTCTGAAGTCATCGCTGCAATCCGCGCCGCTGGCATTCGCATCAAAGGAGAGGAGCATGGAAATAAAACCAGAAGATGAGTTAAGCAATATCGTTTTATTTCCGGTAAAAGAGGATGACCCACGTAATCAGGTTAATTTTCTCTATGAGCCATCGGAAAGACCATATTGCCATCACGCCTCTGTCCGGGTTGACGAAAAAGAGCGTCAGGTCCGCTGTAAAATCTGCGGTGCAGTTGTGGAGCCATTTGACTGGATGCTCTCTGTGGCGAAAAGAGAAACCAGACTGGCAGATGATGTAAGGATCTTGCGCCAGGAGGAACGGGAAAGGCGGAGAAATATAGAAAAGCTAATTCAGATTGAGCGTAACGTGAAAGCGCGGATACGCAGGGTGACAAAATCCAGAACTGAATAATTAAATTTAGCTCTGTTAAAAATTTAATCCTTAACCGGAGGTATATCAATGTCAAACGCACAGAAAGTTATTAACGCTGAAAAATATAACGAGTGGGTGAAAAAGTTCTCAGAGCAGATTTTTAAAATTACTGGCGACGAGAATGCGGCAAAAAATGAATTAGAGCCGTGGACACCTGAAGGTGTCGACCCAAATTATTGCTGGTGGGATGTTGATCCAGTTGATGCTGCAAATGAAGCTATGAGTTATCACAACGATTAATGTCAGGAGGCCGCCCGAAAGGGCGGTAATGAAAAGTGACTGAATTAACCAAAGAGAAATTAATCGAAGAAGCCAAATTAAAAATAGCGATTGCGAAATGCTACCCCAATTCAGGGATGGCACGGGTATAGGGCGAGTTATTCAAAATTGCACTGGCATAGCTGGAAGCAGATCCAGTTAAACGAGTTAACTCAGATCAGATGCACCGAGTCTGCTTAGAAGCTAATCGCTATTTAGATAAATATGACGCGATGGCGAAAGAGGTAAATAAGTTGCTTGGACGCATCGCCCCGCCAGCGCCAGTATTTAACGGCGAATACGGTGACGCATATCAGGGCGCTCGTGAAGACCTGTCCATCTGGAAACGGCGAGCGCTTGAAGCTGATGAGCACGTTCGGCGACTGGAGCAAATCAATGACCACATGGTGAAAGAGGCGCAGGGAGAATCACGCATGGGCGAGCCTGTAATACGTGAGCCAGCACCGGTAGTGCCTGAAGAAGCAACTCCGGAAAACGTAGAAATGCTCTCTGGCTATGTTTCAACGTACAAATTAACCGATAGCGAGCGCGATATTGCTGCCGAAATATGGAACGCCTGCCGCGCCGCCATGCTTCAGGCTGGAAACTTTCGGGAAAATAAGGGTTCGTCAACCAATAATTTTCGGGAAATCTCGGAAACGTCAACCAACTATCCGGTAACTCCGGATGGTTGGATAAGCTGTAGTGAGCGAATGCCGGATGATGGTCAGCACGTAATTATTTTATGTGATGGCGCATTCGTTCTTTATGCGCAATATCGAGACGGTGAGTTTTTTGATGTAGTCCGTAATGGTGATGAATTTTTCGAAACACAGAGCCGCAATGTAACCGACTGGATGCCGCTACCAGAACCGCCGCAGGAGGTGCGCCAATGATCTGGCCTGAAGCCTTTGCAATTACAGGCGTTGCTATAGCTATTGATTTTTTAGTATATGTTATTTGTCGGTGGGGGTAAAAACGTTCGCCGGGATTCACACCAAAGGAGGGAATATGTCGGATGATATTTCACTGGCAATGGAAGGTGCGCTGGCTGTTATTGCTGTTGTGGGCGTTTACTGCCTGGTTGTGTTTTTGATGGATCGACTAGGGAACTGAATTCATTACGATATGGGAATTCCCATATCGGGTAAAAACGGTTTGCGGTAAAGCGAGAGTTAAGTAGAATTGCTGCGGGTGCTTGAGGCTATCTGCCTCGGGCATGAACACCAACGGCAGATAGAGAAAAGCCCCAGTTAACATTACGCGTCCGGCAAGACGCTTAACATTAATCTGAGGCCATATCTATGCTCTACACACGTAGGTTAGCCTCTTACGTGCCGAAAGGCAAGGAGAAGCAGGCTATGAAGCAGCAAAAGGCGATGCTAATCGCCCTGATCGTCATCTGTTTAACCGTCATAGTGACGGCACTGGTAACGAGGAAAGACCTCTGCGAGGTACGAATCCGAACCGGCCAGACGGAGGTCGCTGTCTTCACAGCTTACGAACCTGAGGAGTAAGAGACCTGGCGAGGGAGAAATCCCTCGCCACCTCTGATGTGTCAGGCATCCTCAACGCACCCGCACTTAACCTGCTTCGGCGGGTTTTGTTGTATTAGAATATCAGGATATTACCTGGATCCCGTTTTTCTCGACAACTGAAAGAAGCCGAAGAGCTGCACCTCCCGGGCGTTTCACTCCTCGTTCCCAGTCTGATATCAGGTTTTTACTGACGTTGAGGTATCTGGCAAAAACAGGTTGAGACAGATGCTCTCGTTCTCGCAGTGCACGGATCCTTTCCGGAGACATTACCGGCGCAGGCTGAAGACAAGTTTCATCGAATTCGCGCATAGTTTGTTTTGTGATTGCACCGATATCATGGAGTGACTCCATCATTTCATGTACAGATGCAAGTGCATCACTGCGGTAATTTTTACTCATTGGGTACCTCCGTGAACTGGCCTTGTTGAATCAATTGTGCCAGCTGTTCATCAGTAAGATTGAGGACATGGGGAGCGGCTTTTCGAAAAGCATTTTCCTCTATAGCAGTGATATTCTCTCGTTCATTCTTTGCGTATGCGTAGATGAAAAAGGCTTTTTCTGCAACGCGGTAAAAAATTATTGTCCGGTAACCGCCTGATTTTCCGCCACCACTTCGGGCTAATCTTTGTTTAATGACACCACTACCCAAATTTGCGGATATGATCCCCTTATCGGCCTGCTCCACGATTTTGCGCAGCGATTTATCGGAAATCCGATGTTTTCGGGCGAAACGTTCAAACCAGGCGTTTTTGAAAATTCGCATACCTGCCTCTGCATTTTATATAACACATAGTGTTACACCATGTGGACTATGGAGGCAATCTTTATTTGAGAATGCTTGCTGATTTATCGGTGTTCAAAAAACAGACGTAATTCAGATTGTATAAACGGCAGACAGAAAAAGTCATTGTTCTTGCGCATAAAATCCTCAGATTTACTGAGTGAAATGCGTCTCTTTTCATGGTTATAGTCCGAGAGAAGCGATAATGCATTTCATTTCCTTTACGTCAGGAGGTGTTGTGAAAATCCCAGCCAGTTTGATCCCGGGGTTTTATGAGAGCACGCGCCCGGTTGTTGTTTACAGAAACAGTGATGGTTCTTTTCAATGTGGTTTTGTTATGCGAAGTAATGAGGTTGTTGTAAGCCTTTCTCTTCTTTCTGAGGTAAGAGAGTTGGCAGGATTACCTGTTGATGATATTCAGAAGCAGCTATAAAATCAGGCTGACTTGAACCGTCGCTGAGAAACACCGTGCCACCGGAGATCCCGATGGCGCACGATAGCAGATTGCACAATTCTGCCGCCCTTGCCAGTAGGCAAGGGCGGTGTTCGCACGTATTTAAAACCGACTGGTTCCAGCATCCCCTATGCACTGAAGAACAGGCCGAATGGCTGATCCAGTGTTACCGCAGGCGTGGTTACGAGTTTCAGAAAGATCTCAGCTTCGATCGTCGTCACTGGATAATCTCCGCCAGGCTCCCTTATTCCGAACGCCCACCGCGTCCGTCCCGCACATTCCAGCAGCGCATCTGGAGGTAACGTGCGGGTATTACTTCGACCTGTTCTGGTACCGGAACTCGGTCTGGTTATCGTTAAGCCAGGCCGTGAATCAATGTCAGTATTCCATAACGGCAGAATATTGGTGGAGCCGGAACCGAAAAACATGCGCGGTCTGCCGTCCGGAGTCGTTCCTGCCGTTCGCCAGCCGCTGGCAGAGGATAAAACATTACTGCCATTTTTCAGCGATGAGCGGGTTATTCGTGCAGCAGGTGGTGCAGGTGCACTGTCTGACTGGTTATTACGTCACGTGAAATCCTGCCAGTGGCCACACGGCGATTATCATCACAGCGAAACAGTCATTCACCGTTATGGTACCGGCGCGATGGTGTTGTGCTGGCACTGTGACAACCAGCTGCGCGACCAGACATCAGAATCACTCGATCAACTTGCTCAGCAGAATCTGGTTGCTTGGATGATTGATGTCATCCGTCACGCAATAAGCGGTACGCAGGAGAGGGAGTTATCGCTGGCCGAATTATCCTGGTGGGCGGCCTGCAATCAGGTGGTGGATGCACTACCTGAGGCAGTAGCGCGTCGTTCGCTGGGATTACCAGCGGAAAAAATCCGCTCCGTATACCGTGAAAGCGACATCATACCGGGAGAACAGACCGCCACCAGCATACTGAAGCAGCGCACAAAAAATATTGCGCTACCGTCTCACACCCACCAGCAACAGAACCCACCACAGGAAAAGACGGTGGTCAGCATTGCCGTTGATCCGGAGTCTCCGGAATCCTTCATGAAACGACCTAAACGTCGCCGCTGGGTAAATGAGAAATACACACGCTGGGTAAAGACACAGCCGTGTGCGTGTTGTGGTAAGCCAGCGGACGATCCTCATCATCTGATTGGTCATGGTCAGGGCGGAATGGGAACAAAATCCCACGATATTTTCACGCTACCGTTGTGCCGGGAGCACCACAACGAACTTCATGCTGACCCGCTGGAGTTTGAGAAAAAGTACGGCTCCCAGGTTGAGTTAATTTTTCATTTTCTTGATCACGCCTTCGCAACAGGCGTGCTTGGGTAAAAGAGGTGACTGATGCCCATAGATTTGGTTTTACCTTACCCGCCAACGGTGAACACCTACTGGCGACGTCGTGGCAGCACATATTTTATCTCGGAGGAGGGAAAGCGTTATCGCCGGGCTGTGGCGCTTATTGTTCGCCAGCAGCGGCTGAAATTAATCCTGTCCGGAAGGCTGGCGATAAAGGTGATTGCAGAGCCACCGGATAAGCGTCGTCGCGACCTGGACAATATCCTGAAAGCACCGCTGGATGCGCTGACGCATGCGGGAGTGTTAATGGACGATGAGCAGTTTGATGAAATCAATATCGTTCGTGGTCAGCCAGTATCTGGTGGACGTCTGGGGGTGAAGATTTACCCCATAATGCTTGAAGGGCAGGTCAAAAAATGAAACTGGAAGATTTACCGAAATACTACTCCCCAAAATCCCCCGGCCTGACTGATGCATCGGCCTCAACGTCGAAAGATTCGCTGAGTATCACTGATGTGATGGCCGCGCAGGGCATGACACAGAATTGGGCTGAGATGGGGTTTTCTGCGTTCCTTGGGAAAATGGGCATTAGTATGAATGACAGAGAGCGGGCAACAGAATTGCTGACAGAATATGCACTCAGTCGGTGTGATCGCGTGGCGGCGTTAAGAAAACTCCCGGCAGAAATAAAACCGGCAGTGATGCGTATTATGGCTTCGTATGCGTTTGAAGATTATGCCCGTAGCGCGGCGAGCAAAAAACAGTGCCCCTGTTGTCACGGAAAAAATTTATTGAAAGCGAGGTTTTTACAAACAAGATCCAGTATCCGGATGGTAAGCCGCCAGTGTGGGCAAAGTGCACAAAAGGCGTGTATCCGTCTTACTGGGAGGAATGGAAAAAAGTCAGGGAGGTGGTAAAAGTTGCCTGTCCGGAGTGTGGAGGGAAGGGGGAGGTTTCCACCGCCTGTAAAGATTGTCGTGGGCGCGGTGTTGCCATTCATCGTGAAGAGTCGGTAAAACGTGGTATGCCTGTTATCAGAGACTGCCAGCGTTGTGGTGGTCGTGGCTATGAAAGATTACCTTCAACGGAGGCATTTAATGCCATATGTAATGTAACCGATGCCATATCTCTTGATACATGGAAAAAAACAGTTAAACGTTTTTACGATACGCTGGTGGTGCAGTTTGATATTGAAGAAGCATGGGCAGAACAACAACTGAAAAAGGTGACCAGATAGCTTTGTTGATTTTTCCCGAATCTGTGGTAAATTTGCCCTAACGATGGGCGTTTTATGCCTGACGTTAGAAGATTTTTTGCACCCGTCGCCAGGCGGGTTTTTTTATGACTGAAATCACGCCAGTACAGTAAACGCGCTGGTGGTTGTGAATACCGGTCTTTCAGCTTGCTGGCTTTTTCGACAAGAGTTATTGGTGTGTCACGTTAACCGGAAAAAGGAAAGTTTGAGAAACGCGATCTGGCACAGGCGGTTATTAATGCTGCCTACCTGGTGGCCTGTGCAGATGGTGAATGTGAGGCTTCCTAGAAAGCGAAGATCGAACAGGTACTGCGTAATCAGCCAGCGCTGTCCGCGTTTACGTCAGAAATTAATGCGATTAGCGCAACCATTATCGGTCAGCTGGATACGAACTTTAAAACTGGTCGTCGTGCGGCGTTACGTGAGATCGAGGATGTGAAACACGATACGCGTGAAGCGGAAGATGTGCTGGATGTGGCGGTGGCCATTGCGGAGGCAGACGGCGAAATTGAGCCGGAAGAGCGCAAGGTGCTGGAAGAGATTGCCGGTGTTCTGGGTCTTCGTCTGGAGAATCACCTGTGACGGTAAAACTGCGCCTGGCTGTGGCTGCACTCCTGCTGTTTCTGGTGGTGATGGTGGATTTCACCAGCAGAATCATGTCGGTGCTGGCGGATGGGGTGCTGGTCTGCGGCATTGTGGTATTGCTGTAGCCGGTGATAAAAAGAAACAGCCTGCATAATGCTTGAATTTTTTATTTGCTGTTTATTAAAAATACTACTGCATGGTGAATCCCCCTGTGCGGAGGGGCAATCAGCAACCAGGTATATGTGATAATCGCGGATTCAGGTGCTGATACTGAATTCACCGGGAGGCACCCGGCACCATGCAAGAAAAAGAATGTGCATGCAAACATGCCCCTCTCCGGAGGGGCATTTTTTATGGGTAAAAAATGCCCGAATGGGTTCGGGCAATAGCATGAGATACTGATATTGTTGTGTTGTTATCGTGTGGATTTTAACCAGGGTTTATCAGGCTGCGCAACTGCGTGGCCTTTTTTCATTTCTTGGGCTGTAGTCCCCGTGTGTCATTCAGGCTTCCGGACTACAGCTCACTCCATATCTGATTTAATACACTATCCCGGCCGGGAGGAATAATGACATTTAAACATTATGATGTTGTCAGGGCGGCGTCGCCGTCAGACCTTGCGGAAAAGCTGACACACAAACTGAAAGAGGGCTGGCAGCCGTTTGGTAGTCCGGTGGCCATAACCCCTTATACCCTGATGCAGGCGATTACAGCAGAAGGTGATGTGGTGGTCAGTGGTGCAACTGAGCCGGATTGGTACTACGTCATCGTACTGGCCGGGCAGTCCAATGCCATGGCTTACGGTGAAGGGCTTCCGCTGCCGGATTCATACGATGCTCCGGATCCGCGCATTAAACAGCTGGCGCGCCGCAGTACAGTGACGCCGGGTGGGGCTGCCTGCAGATATAACGATATTATTCCGGCCGACCACTGCCTGCATGATGTGCAGGATATGAGTACGCTGAATCATCCGAAGGCAGACCTGAGCAAAGGGCAGTACGGCTGTGTCGGCCAGGGCTTACATATTGCCAAAAAACTGCTTCCGTATATCCCGAATAACGCGGGGATCCTGCTGGTACCATGCTGTCGTGGTGGTTCGGCATTTACCCAGGGCGCGGAGGGGACATTCAGTGCGGACACGGGGGCCAGCCAGGATTCGGCGCGCTGGGGTGTGGGTAAACCGTTATATCAGGACCTGATTGCGCGCACCAAAGCTGCATTACAGAAGAACCCGAAAAATGTGTTGCTGGCGGTGTGCTGGATGCAGGGAGAGTTTGACATGAGCGCCGCCACCCACGCACAGCAACCTGCGCTGTTTACAGCCATGCTGACACAGTTTCGTGCTGACCTCTCCGTGTTTAACGCGCAGTGCCATGGTGGCAGTGCTGCAGATGTGCCGTGGATTTGTGGTGACACGACGTATTACTGGAAAAATACATACGCTACCCAGTACGACACCGTGTACGGCGGGTATAAAAACAGGGAGAGTGAGGGCGTTTATTTTGTGCCCTTCATGACAGACGGTAACGGCGTCAATACCGCCACTAACGCGCCGGCAGAAGATCCGGATATTCCGGCATCAGGATATTACGGTGCGGCATCGAGAACGAATGGAAACCAGGTATCATCAAACCGCCCGACACATTTCAGTTCATGGGCGCGCAGGAGCATTATTCCGGATCGTCTGGCAACCGCTATTCTGAACGCAGCCGGGCGCACCTCAGCCTTCATCAGTGGTAAGGCACCGGAAATCAAACCCTCGCCCGGCGGCAACACGCCATCGGGTCCGTCTGCAGATACGTCCGTTCGCACAATCTCCCTGCTGCCGGCAGCCGGAGAGGCTGCTGCGCAGGGCTGGAGCATTAAGGATGGCGGAATTCAGTTGTCAGATGGTGTATTTAAGATCACCAGGCAGAGCAATAAAACCTGGTCCCTGACGCATCCGGTGGATGACGCAATTACCCTGCTGACACAGGGCGGCAGACTGACCTGTAAGTTCCGCCTGTCAGGCGCACTGACCAACAATCAGTTCGGGCTGGGGATTTATCTGTATACGGATGCTCCCGTTCCTGATGGTGTGGCGATGACGGGTACCGGTAATCCGTTCCTGATGTCGTACTTCACTCAGACCACTGACGGCAGAGTGAATCTGATGCATCACAGGAAAGCCGGAAACACGAAGCTGGGGGAGTTCGGCGATTACGGTAACGACTGGCAGACGCTGGAGCTGGTGTTCACCGCCGGCAGTGCCACGGTTACTCCGAAACTGAATGGAGTGGCTGGCCCGGCATTCCAGGTTATAAAAGACAGTCTGACACTGGGACTGAATGCGCTGACGCTGACGG